CTTGATAATCTAATGATTTTGGTGACGTACCAAAAACTTTGCTTAAGTATTTGTTATTTGTTTGTACAATTGATCCAGAAATAGCAACACCTTCTGCTACTGCAAATGCTGTAAATCCAGGTACAGTTGTTGTAGTAAATGATCCTGATAGTTTTAATGCAAATGATCCCGAACCACCATCAAGTAATACTGAATCTTCAAATACTCCCGTACCTGCTGCATACCCAATTGCTTGTGTTGGATGAAGCACATGTGTTACGACTTGTACTGCGCCTGCACCAGAACCAGATTTTGCAATAATTGCTAATGCACCATTGGTTAATTTGTAACCATCTTCATACAATAACCTTGTTACTGTGATTGCATTGCCATTACGTAAATAATCATTAACTACGAATGGTACATATGAATCAGTTGTATATGATCCAAATGTTGCAACGAAATCAGAATATGATGTTATTTGTGTAGGTATTAATGCCGGACCTTTTACTGTCGGTCCTATAATTGCTGCGCCTATTTGCGCAATTCCACCTGCTAAAAACGATTGATCTACTTCATTCGTAAATACGCCGGGTGATACTATTCTTTCTGCCATTATTTTACTCCTATAATTTTTTTATATAAATATGATATCATTGTGTCAAACCAGTATCGGCAGTAAAGGTTCCGTCTGCAATATTAATATGTCCTTCGCCGTAACGTTCTCGCATTTTTTCTAAAAGCTCAGATTCTTGTTTTGTTAATGATTCAAATCGAGTAATGTATTTGTTTTGTTCTGCAGTAACTAGTTCTATTTGTCTAGTTAACATGTGTAGTTCAACTGTAATATTGCCTAATGTGTTTGCATTCTTTGCAAATGCGTCTCTTAACGTTTGAATTTCTTCTAAATGTTCCTTGTCCAGTTTTCTGGTCATAACTAGTTCCTTTTTCTTTTAATATAAGAAAATTATTTTTATATTCCAAGTTATTTTATAATGATAGTGAATCAATATATTCTTGCGGCGCTGTATCATACCATATCCATCCTTCTATAGGATATGTGTAAGTGTCTTTATCCTCACGTAATAAGGTGTATGTTGGGGCATATATAAAATTAGGTGCAAATTCCCATTCGTTTATTTCATTTAATTTGTAAAATCCTGCAGTGTCTTCCATAATATTATCCTGTTATTGTCCATCCTTTGTTTGTTACAACTAAACGATTAGCTGCAGATAAACCTGCAGCGCCCGTAGCACCAGTTATAACAATTGTTTTACTTGTTACGTTAGGCATAGCAGCCATATCCGCAAATAATAAATTTATTGCTGCGGTATCTAGATTAGTATATGATATGTTTATTTGAGGCGATGCTCCGCCCCATTGACCAGCACCAGTATTAGTCAATCTTATTGATGTTATTGAGTTTCGAAGTGTAGCTGACGAACCATTAATTGTAAATCTAGACCACTTAGTAGGTGTTGTTATTGAAGTTGTAAAGAGTGGCGAAAATCCTAATAAAAAGCTCCCATCGATATATGTTACATTTCCTACTAGTGCACTAGTATTGCCTAATTTATCAAAATTATCAATAGTTTTAATTAAATAACAACTAGCGAACATTGCATTCATGCTAGCTAATGCTGTTGTTTGCGTTGTTGGTAATGTTATCGAGTTAATCGAATAACAGTTTTGAAAGCAAGTTGCATAAGTAGTGACGAGTGGAGATGTTACGGCAGGCATTGTAACAGCTTTTAATGAGGCACAAAGTTGAAATGTAGATAAAAAGTTTGTACATGCAGACATTGATACCGGCATTGTTACAGATTGCAAATTTGTAGCACTAGCAAACGTTGTTTGTGCCGTTGTTACAAAATTCATTATTGGTGGAAGTGTTACACTTTGTAATGTGGTGCAACCATTAAATGCAGTTGCTATTGTGGAACATGATATCATTGTGCTAGGCATTGTAAGATTAACCAGAGAATTGCAATTGGAAAATGTAGAAAATAGCGAGGTATTTGCGTCTTGAGATCCGCTTGGTAAAGTTATTGTGTGTGCGGTAGTACAACCAATAAATGTACTGTTGAGGGAGGTAATATTGTATGATTCTGGAATGACTATCTCCGATAAACTTATACAACTAGAAAAAGTTCCTACTAATGATATAGATGATGAAACTGTTGTTGGTAGTGTAATTGATTGAAGTGAATAACAATTTTGAAATGTGTTTGGAAATGTAGGAACAGCGGGCATTGATGTTGGTAATCGAACATTTAGTAATTTGCTACATCCGCCGAAGGTTGTATTAAGGCCTGCTGAGGATACTAAAATATTATCTGGGATAGTAATATATGCTAAGCTAGCGCAATTTGCAAATGTAGTAGTTAGGGTTAAAATAGTATTGTTTGCAAATGGGGGAAAGACCATGTCTTGTAGCGAATAGCATGCATTAAATGTACCCTGAAATGTTATAGATTGTGCGGTTGGAGTAAATGATGTAAATCTTACAGATGTTAAATATGCACACTGCGTAAAGGTTGTGGCATAACTAAGACATGCAGGTAATGGTGGCAATGTAATGCTTTGAATTTGTGTTAGCTGAAATGTGGCTGCCATGGTTGTCACAAAATTCATACTAGTAGGCAAAGTTATATTTTGTAGCTTATAGCAAAATTGAAATGTATTTAAATATGTAGTAACCAAAATACTATCACTAGGTAATACAATACTTTGCAATCTACTACATCTAGAAAATGTACTAGAAAACGATGTATTGTTTGCTGCTGAAGTCGGCATTATTACTATTTGTAAAGATCCGCAGCTCATAAAGCTTTCAAAAAATAATGCGCCTGCAGCAGACATCGTGCTTGGACATTTAAAATATTCTAGGTAAGGTGCAAGTACTGTTGTCGGAGTAAATAAGCTATTTGCGGTTGATAATGTTCCATCTCCGTGATGTGCTTCTAATAATCCTATAGGAAGTTGTGTGTAGTTAACGGTTTGAATAAATTTAGTAAGGGTAATAGTTGCGCCAGGATCTGCATATATTCGTATTTTCCAAGTTGTGTATCCGCGACTGCATGCAGTTCCGCCGCCTACAGTATATGTGTGAGCCGTAGATGTACTCAATGAACTTACAGTATCTATAACTCCATCACCCCAATCAATATAAATGTTTTGACTTGCAAGTCTTGTAAATGTAGTTGAAATAGTATATATTGGTGAAATATCACTAACCAAATAAAATACTTCATTAGCCGGCGGCGCTAAGATTGCAATCCAATCTAATGGTCTCGTGTATGTTGGAGGTTGTACTACAGGTTTTTTCTGTATGTATGTATTTTTAGAAGGAAGGTTAAACGCCATTGTTTGTGTCTCGTATTAAGTTGTTGGTGTGATAAGTATATCACATATTATATCTGTAGATGGTGTAATTTGAGCATATACTTTGCAAGCTCCTGCTACTGTAATAATCTGTGGCAATATACCTGCATCTTGCGTAGCCGATATGCTGTCGTTATACGGTGTTATATCAACACTAGTACTTGTATTAATGCCGGCGTTTGAAAATATATATTCAAAATATGATCCACTAACAGCCCAACTTCCCGATGCTAATGTTTGATTGCTTAATAATGTTGGAGAACTTCCGCCGCCGCCGCTAACTGTTATTCCATTTATTTTCATTGTGTTGCTTTTTAATTAAATTATATTTCTACCCAATCGTTTGATGGTCTAAATTTCATCATCCATTGTGTACTTGTGCCTGAGTTTTGTTGGTAACAATGGCCTAATAATCTTACTACGTTACTGCCAGTTGTGGTCGGAAGTGCTGTAGCCATTTGTCCGGTAGTTGTATTATCTCTAATATATACTGGGAGTCCATATGCTGCACCTGCAACTTTTGGACCTGACGTTGATGTGTCGTCAATTACAACATGACCTTCAAGCAGAATCTGTCCGGTTTGGTTGGATGGAAATGGTGGATTGGGTGGCAATGATACCAAGTTGTGTGCTATTCCTAATAATTTAGTAGCTCCTGTTGCTGCTTGATCAACCGGATACCAAACAGTGTTAGTATCTAAATAAACCAGCATTCCTTCTGTTACTGTGTTATGTATAGCGGTAGTACTACCGTCTGATTCAATTACATCTCCTAGATAAGATAAACTTGCATTAGCATAATTGGTTGATACGGCATCTTGTGTTGCGGCTGATTTGTAATCACGTTGATAAACATTTGAATTTAAATATGTATTATCAGTCCAGTTTAACGCTGTGGCTGTATTAGGTGTATATAAGATGCGATTTTTCCAGTCTATTGAAGAAATACCGCTACTATCACTTAATGTTCGTTCTTTCCAATCAACCGATAATACAGCTGGTGCTGAAGGAGGTAATGGTGGTGCTGCACCGTATAGCTGTCTATTTAAAGAATCAATGTTAGTTTTTCCGGTTATATCTTGTACAAATAAACTTCCTGTTATTTCTAATGAACCGGAAATAATTGCAGATCCGGTATAAGGGAATGCCGGTGTTCCTGCTCCTCCTGGTGCCCATGAAGCACTTAGTGCTTGTGTTGCGTATGACGCAGTCCCTAGTAATGAGCCTGTAATACCCGCGGATACAACAAGCGATCCGGTAATTTCAACTTGTGATCCAGCTGCAAAAATTAAGTTTGATCTTGATGCTATATTACCACCGTTTCCTACAATAAATGCAGATTGTGCTGATGATGCTATATTAAATTGTCCTTGCACGTGTTGGTATGAACCAGATGCTATGGTAGCCAATCCTTCTGCGTGTGAATAGGTACCAATTGCATTTGTAGATTGGCCTTCTGTGTGAGATGCATCTCCGGTTGCTGTTGTGAACTGTCCTTCTGCATGGGAATATAAACCTGATGCAATGTTTCCGTCTCCATTACTTAATGATCCTGTTATTGTATATGAACCAGATAATTGTCGACCATGCTTCCAAACTCCTACGGATCCACTTAGTTGGTACGACCAAAGATCTCCATATTGGTATACTCCCCTTTTAGCAGATGCTAAATCTCCAAAATCAATCGGTTGGGTTGGGAATACAAAAATGATGCCACTTCCACCGGGCCCTGCCTTAACACATATACCTACTTGTATCACCTCGTAAGGTGATGGTGGTACTACATTAGTCATTAATCCAGCAGATGAAGAAACAAATAATAAATCTCCATCGGTAAAAGCATTGGTATTTAAACCTCTTACTAAACCTTGTGTTGTTACATATCCAATTGAGTTAGTTTCAATATCATGAGTGGCTAATCCTATAATTTGATTATCTCCCAATGCACTTCCTGATACTTGTACAGATTGTGCTAATACTATTTTTGGTAGATCTCCATGAGCTCCTGTAATTCGCACTGGGGTGCCGTTTGTGATGGCAACTCCAGTTTGATTAAAAACTCTTACCCAATTTTCTTGGCCTACTTGAAGAGTAATATCTGCTTCAGCGTTGTAAACAGATAAAGCACCATCTGTATTGTCCCAAAATATTCTACCTGATTTCCAAGCAGGTACAGCAGATCCAGTATTAAAATCTATATAATTTACATTATTAATTGAACCTGATATTTGTAAATTGTTTGAATATGATGCTGTTAATGCATATGATGCGCTAAGTGCCGTTGTTGCATATGAGGCAGTACCTTGTAGTGAACCGGTGAAACCTGCGGTTGCTGTTACTGATGTTAGGGATGCATCAGAACCTGAGACTATGACTTTTTTCCAATTTGGCATACTATATCTTAATTATGTTGCGGTTAGATACATACACTTATGCCGTGTGTGCGCCTACTTCCTTGCGGCCAACAACCTTTATTTAATATAAATATATTAAGACTTAGTTTTATCTGATTTAGTAGCTGATGTTTTTGGTGCAACAAACTCTTTGATAATTAAATCTAATTTAGTTTGTAGTTGTGCAATGAATTGTGCATCTCGGCCTGTGATAGTAATTACATCTATAGATTGACGCATTACATTTAATTCTTCAATTGAAAACATGGTTTATTGATTTTTCGATAAATATTGTTGTTGTAACTTGTACACGGTACTGTATAAATCTTCTACCTGTTCGCCTACAAATGTGCTGTTTTTGATTAAAACTAATAAAAGTTCAATTTCATGTTTATCAAGTACAAATTCAGATTTTGTCTGAGGTTCTGGTTGAGGTGGTTTTATTCTATCTAAAATACTCATAACTTATTATAATAAATTTTATGCATACATCCAAATTGTTCCGTCAGTATTTGTATAAATTGCTCCTGCTTGTACAAATTCACCCGTAGTTGGTTTTGTTGCTGTGTGAGCTGCTTCTGTAAATACATAGCCTGCAAATGAACCACTTGCACCCGTTGGATCAAGTGTATTTGTTGTATCAGTTAATCCTGCTTGATAACCCCAACGACCTGTGGTTGAATCAAATCCGTATGCAATATTTAAGCCGGCATATGAACCGCGGTCAATTATAATACCACCATCCGTGTTTGTTGTTGATCCTGATGCTAATAAAATAAATTGATCTGCTACAAACAAGTTAGAAGAACTAATTGCTGTAATAGGACCGTCTACATATAAAGCTCCTTTAACACGAGCATCATGATTGATTATGGTAATACCTGTGCTAGAGCCGATGTTGATTGCAGTTGCACCACCACCCAAGTTAACGGTAGTTGCAGTTGAGTTTGCAATTGGGAATGTTGCAGCGTTAGTTGTAATACCATTTGTATTGTTAATTGCTACAGCATTTGTTGAAATAGTTAATCCAGCAAATGTAGGTGTTCCTGCTGTTCCTAGTCCAGCTGCTGTAATCTCACCAGAACTAACACCATTTGTTGTTAAGGTAGTTGTACCTTGGGATAAACCGGCTGCTAATACTGATGATGAAACTGCTCCAGGTATTATTACTCCCGTTAATCCGGCGCCATTACCAAAAAATGATCCTGAGAATGAACCTGATAAATATGTAGTTGCTGCTGAATTAGTAATTTGTTGATTGGTACCAACATTTAATTGCGATAATACAGCTGCACTACCCGATACTATTACTTTTTTCCATTCTGCCATTTCGTTCCTTGATGTATTTTATATAAATATGATGTAAAATTAATTAATCTAATCCTAAAAAAAACGAACCAGATGTAAAATACATTCCTCCGTTTGGTGCTGGGCTAGTTAATTGTATACTTTGAGTTGCTAAAACTATGATGCCACTTTGCGATACTGTTAATATAGGTTGATTGCTAAAATTTTTAATTAAAAAAATATTATTAACATCACTTTTTATTTCTAATGAACCTGTTATAACAGCACTTCCGGAGAATGGAAATGCGTTGCCGCCGCCGCCTCCATTAAGTGCGAAGCTAGCAGTTAATGCATAACTAGAAGATATATTATATAATGAACCGGTTTGTAATTGTCCGGGTTTAAATTGTCTACCCATTATGCCCACCTTCCATTTATAATTATAACATCGGTAGCATCTATTGCATATCCTAATATAGCTGTATCGAATACAATTGTTTGTGATATGATATCACTAGGTGTCCATGTATATAACGCTTTATCAATATATTGTCCGTTGATATATACATTAAATTCAAATTTAGTTGCTGGTAAATTTGTTACCGGATTAATTGCTGCATATGCTGATACTGTTACTGTTGTTGAATTAGAATATGTTGCTGTTTGATCTGCCATATTTGTCAAATATAACATTGTTGCTGCATTAATAGTTACAGATGTACCTTGTGCTATAACAGTAACTGCGCCACCTCCATTTATAAATGTTTGTGATTGTAATAGTTGACTAGGAATAACTGTGCTATTAAACACATTTGATTCTAGATCAATTACTGTATCAAAAGTTAATTTTTTAATCGAGTACATTTTTTTTATTGTCGAAATTCGAGTTTCTTGTTCTGATAGCAATGTTCCTTGTACAGTTAATGGTATAGTTGCCCGAACTAATCGGTCTTCCCCTATTGTATTTACTGTTTCGAAACTAATTGCGCCAAATGCAGTAGGAAATTTATTTGCCTCATTTCCCCACGAAAATCGACCATATGGTAATATTTGATCTACAAGGTCATTTAACTGTGTGGTGAAATCACACCATAACATCATATCATATTCGATTGTTACGTATTTAGGAATATCTATTACATAAATTTTTTCCGATGGTTTTGGTATATTTAATGGAATTGGAAATAATTCATCTTCATATCGATTTTGTTCATTATATTTAGTGCGATATATTAATACGTTGTCATGCTGTGGTCTATTAACATCTAACGTTTTTTGTGAAGCTCGTTCTTCAACACTATTTCGTTTTATCATGATAATTGGTGATTGTAACATGCCTTTTTCATCACGTAAATATCCTAAACGACGTACATTATCCCATTTTTCGCCATTAGCAAAAATCACCGGGACAGATATTAAATTATTATCTGCAGTTATTTGTGGTTGTATTTCATTTTCAATATACCATTTAATTGCATAATCAATATCATATACCGTTCGTTTCGCACTACGAATTATATCATTATCACGTCTAGTTTGTTTGGATCTATCTAACAATAAATCTGGTGATAGCCCTTCTGTCTGTGCTATTTCTGGTTTATTGGTTTTACGATCGATATTCTGTCTATTGAGCCGCGGCATTGTTTATCCTTTATATGCAGGTGAATTATTATCGCCACCACGTCTCAAATTTGTAATACCTTGTGGTGTTTGTCGTGTAACATGTGCGTCACATATTACCGAAACACTATAACCATGTTGTGTACCGTTTGGCCACGTTTCTGGATTTTTACCTGTAAAGTATTGATTTGCATCAACATTATCTAATTCATAATATTCATGGTCCCAAAGAATAATATCGCCAACTTCCGGATAAAAATCTGCTTTTTCTAACATGTCTCTCGAAATGCCAAATTGTGCCGTTCTTGTATATGTGTGACCATAATCATCCATACTTGCAGTTTTACCTTCTTTAGTAATAATACATGGAATTAAAATTGAATCATAAAATGCTTTAGATTCTGATTCGCCGTATATATTCGAGTTGCTATGCTCGACGATTAATTTAAAAAATTCAATTTCAGTATCAATAATAGCATTGATTAATTCGGAATTAATCGCAGCTAAATACTTAGCATCCTTAATACCTCCAAATAATGCCATTATTACATCTCCAATAATTTATGTGATTTAAATTGTATAGTTACCATATACCAGATCCTAATATAAATAAGAATGGTATTACAGCTCCAATATATATTTTTAACGGGACTTTCCCTAGTAATTCATTAATTTGAGTTGCTTCTGTATTTTGTCTCGTCATCATCTGTTCTTTTGTCATTTTTTCTAAAAACTCGCGGAGTTGAGCTATTAACTCTGTTTTCTCTGCTTGTCCTTGTGATACTAAATCCGAGCCATTTAGTGTTACTTCACCATTTGGTATTGGAACAGATGAATATTTTCCGCGGATTAGACCTAACATTTCTTTTGATGATGCCACAGCATATTTAATAATCCAAGCACGCCCCATATCATTAATTTTCCCGTAGGTTTGATATGTATATGGGATATTTGATGCGTCACTTATAACATTGTTTAAAAGTGCACTATTACCAAATAAAACGCCTTCATTTTTTATTGCGTCATCAAATACAAACTCAACATATACATGTTCAAAAAATGGTGTTGCGGTTGCACTACCCGTACCAGTTGTTGGCACCGGCCAAAATTTAATATCATCGCCATGGATTTCAAACGAGTAAGCAGATTTACGTATTTGATCATTAAATTCGATTGCTTGTAATCTTAATAAATCTGCATGAATTGGTTGCATCATGAAACTAATTGCTGGGGACATACCTCCAAAACCAAATTCAGTCATCATTTGTTGCGAACCTAAACCTGTACCAACGAATGGATCAAAATATCTTACAACAGCTGGCGGAGCGTTATGAAGCACTCGTTTAACCTCGATTGAACTAGTAGTTACAGTAATACCCAATGATTTAGATATAGCTGTTTTTAAACTATATGTCTGTTGCCCAGCAACCATATCTACTCGGAGTGTCTTCCACTCGTAATTTCCTCCAGACCCAGCTTCACTACCATATGTTTTTGATAGTTTAGTTAAATACCCAAATGAATTTCCAATCAATGCACCACTTAAACTAGAACTAGTTAAAAAACTGGATCCAGTATTGACACCTAATGTATTCATTAAATTATTTACAATATTAACTTGATTAATTTGATTTGAATATTCAATTGCTGCCATTTCAAATGCAGTATAAAAATTTACAGCCTGTAATTCAACATCTAATATAGGATATCCCAATTGGTATGCAGCTGCTGACGCAAATTTATCAGCATGACTTTGAAATACTAGATCAGTATCAAAAAATCCAAATGGAGTACTGCCAGTAGTGAATGATGAACTACCGGGCCATATCGGCTTGTTTACACTATAATCCATCTAGAATCCTTTTTTATATAAATATCAATACTTTTCATTTAGTAGAGCTAGAATTTCATTTAACGCTACATGTCGGTGATTATCTGTTAAAATAATTTCATTTACAAATTGCGATGGTTTTAATTTAGGTACATCGTGCACTGCTGAATCATTATTAAATTTTAAATCTACTTGATATCTATCACCTGTTAAAATCATAATACTATCTTTACCTAATCTAGATAATACCATTTGCAACTGTTGTTTTGTTAAATTTTGGAATTCATCAACTATGCAAATTGCATTATCAAATGTTCTTCCTCGGAAGTGAGCTAATGATACTAGTTCAATACTTTCTTCCTTTTCCATTTTATCTAGCACTTCCGGTTTATTATAAACTTTACGC